CTGGGAAACAACGGTTAACACGCCCGAGTTTGCCAATTGGTTCTCTGTGCAAACACCCGAGATCCGCGCTTTAGCTGGCTCACCCGCGGCCAAGGATGCAATTCGCATGTTGGACTTGTTCCAAAGCGCAAAAGCAAAGCCTGCATCAGAAATCAAGCAAGAACGCGGAGCACGCTTAGCGGCTGCCGCGGTAACTCGACCCGGACAAGTGGCACCGCCCAAAACATTGGACGACCTCTCACCGGTAGAGCTTTGGAACTACGAAGCCGCAAAGCGCGAGAAAACAAAAGCGCAGCGCGGGTATTGAAATTTAAACATTTAAGGAACTACTACCATGTCCATTCAAAACTATGGCACCAGTGCATCGCGAAATCTAATTCGTGCGGCACAAGGCATGCTTGAGCACGCCCAACCCATCACCGTCCTCGGTGATTTCGGAACCCAGCGCGAAATGCCGCAAAACTCGACAGACACTTTGGTGTTCCGACGGACTTTGCCCTTTGGCGCTTCCACAGCGGGCACAACTATTGAGAATACCTCTCGATATGTTGGTACGCCTGATATCACAGCGAGTAACTTTGTTTTGGCTGAGGGCGTAACGCCCAACTCCAATACGATTTCGTTCCAAGACGTTTCTGTTCAGTTACAACAATATGGCGTGCTTTTCAAGTACTCCAGCAAGGTTGAGCAACTGTACGAAGACGACATTCCTGGCGAAATGGTCAAGCTCACGGGCGAGACCCTTGCTGAGGTGATGGAGATGGTTCGCTACGGCGTCTTGAAGGCTGGCTCAACGGTGATCTACGCTAACGGCTCTAGCCGAGCAGCAGTGAACACGCCCGTCAGCTTAAACGCTTTGCGTAAATCGGCTCGTACCCTTGAGTCCAATCGAGCTCGCCGCGTGACCTCACGCTTGGCGCCTGGTGTGAACTTTGGTACACGCGCTGTGCAGCCTTCATACATTGTGTTTGTTCACACAGATGCCGTGTCTGACATTCGCAACTTACCCGGCTTCACACGCGTTGAAGAGTATGGCTCATTTAAGCCAATCCATGACCGCGAAGTTGGCGCATGCGAAGACTTCCGCTTCATCTCCTCACCGCTGCTCAAATCATTTGCAGCGGCCGGTGCAAGCGTTGGCTCAAGCGGCATGTTGTCAGTTGGCGGCACAAGCGTTGACGTATACCCATTCATCATCATTGGTGAAGACGCATGGGGCCAAGTTGCGCTTAAAGGCATGTCAGCGATTAAGCCTGTTGTGCTCAAAGCCAGCCAGACTAATCACGCTAACCCCTTGGGTCAGTTCGGTTATGTCGGGGCATCCACTTGGTTTGCCACTGTCCGCTTGAACGATGCCTTTATGGCTCGTATCGAAGCCGGCGTAACTGCTCTTTAAGGAGTTAACCATGGCTGAATCAATCAACCAACGAATGGTAGCTGTGCCTGACCTTCTCACCAGTGATGAGATTAGGCAACTATTCAATTCGGTCTTAACCGACCTTGCTGCGCTTCGCACAGCGCTAAACGCCCACACCCATGGCGGCATTACAACTGGCTCCGGTACATCCGGCGCTGCTAATGCTTCAACCATGGGCACGCTCAACACTGTTCAATAAGGAAAATCAAAATGTCATACAACATCGAACAAGCCAATAGTGGCTACATGACCCTGACGGCCGGTGGCCTAACCTACGGGTCGTCCGTCAACACAAAGCTGAAGAATGCAAACACTGTTGTCTATACAAACAATGGCGTTTTGAAGTCTTTCGCTTCGGCCGAGACGGCATTTACCTCAGGCCACACCTCGTTGGCTGCAAACCAGAGTTGCTTGTTTGCACTTTGGCTGACTGGCGCTGGGGTGGCTTCAACCACCCAAGGTCCAATCGTTGGAGCAGGCGAGCCTTGCCCAGTACCTCCACAAACCACTGCCAATACAACCTTGATTGGTTTACTGAAGATCAGCTCGACAGTCGCGTTTGTTCCTAACACCACGGCACTTAACGGCGTGAGTGGTGTGACTTACACGTTCTACGACACGGCTTTGATGCCTGGTACAGCACTGTAATTGTTGCCATCCTCCTTAACAGAGGGTTTTGAAGGGGTCGCTTTATGCGGCCCTTTCTTTTTGATTAACTGGAGAAACGAATGGCTATGAAACCAATTAAAGGTATTGAGATTACGGATGACGCACCTGTCATCGAGACTCTTGCAGAGTCAAAAGATTTCAGCGCATTGGCAAGTGAAGAATCATTTATGAATGAACTCGTCACGATCAATGTGCATTCAACGACAGATGAAAACCAGTCGCCACAAGTTATTGTTAATGTGAATGGCACCAACCAGCCAATCATTCGCGGCTATCCAACCTTGGTTCGCCGCAAGTACGTTGAAGTGCTGGCTCGCATGAAAGAGACCAAGTACTCGCAAATTACGCGCAACGCGTCTGCACCAGACCAAATTGACATGGTGGCTCGACACGGTCTTTGCTACCCATTTGACCTGGTAGAGGACACCAACCCAAGAGGCCGCGCTTGGCTGCAACATGTATTAGCTGAGCCGGCATGAATTTTCTTGAGCTTGTTAACCGTACTCGCGTTGAGTGCGGGGTCACTGGGCCAGCCTTAGCCACTGCGCAAAATTTAACGGGCGAAGCCGCCCGCATTGCAAACTGGGTAACGTCGGCTTGGGTTGACATTCAAACAAGCAAAGAAGATTGGCTGTTTATGCGTTCTACAGTAACTTTTAACTCCGTTACGCATCAACAGTTCTACACCCCCGCAGAAGCCGGAATAGGTAGCACCTTTGCCAATTGGAAAAGGGATAGCTTTCGCTGCAGCTCAATTGGACAAAATTATGCCGATGAGCAGTTGATGAACTATATGGAGTACACGACGTTTCGCAACTTGTACATGTACGGGAATATGCGAACCACTTACGCCAGACCAGTGGTGGTAACCATAGATGGAGGTAAAAGTCTTGGGTTTGGGTCTATTCCGGATCAGGCATATGTTATTGATGGTGAGTATTACGTAAAGCCTATTGAGCTATCTGCAGACACCGATACGCCGGCGCTACCAAGTAACTTTCACATGTTAGTTGTATACCGAGCGATGTATTACTACGGTGGCTACGAGTCAGCAAGTGAGGTTTATCAACGAGGTGAGTACGAATTTAAGCGTTTGATGGAGCGTTTGAACATCGATCAGCTTCCAACAATAGTCAGCGGACCGCCCTTGGCATAACGTATGTTTAAGGCAGTCCCCGTCAAATATGACCTGATCAAACTTGGCGGGGGACTCGACCAAGTAACTCCGACGCTGTCATTGCCTTCTGGCGTGGCACGGCGTGCGACTAATTTTGAATGCAGCATTACGGGCGGCTACACGCGTATTGCGGGATACGAGCGCTTTGATGGCCGGCCCAATCCGTCAGATGCCAATTACAACTTGCTTGTTTGTACGTTCATTTCTACAGTAAATGTTGGTGACGCCATTCTTGGAGCGTTGTCTGGCGCTACGGGCGTTGTTATTTACGTTGACGCATCAAGTATTGTGATCACACGCGAGACGGGCACGTTTGTTTCTGGCGAGCTGGTTAGGGTCAGCTCCACTAATGTGGCTACCATTACAGCGGTGCAGGGCGTCTCAGCTGATGGGTTGACGGATGCAACGTATCAAAGCCTGGCAGCAGACAACTACCGTACAGACATCACTTCCGTACCAGGCTCAGGCTCGATTTTGGGTGTGAGCTACTACAACAATGTTGTTTATGCTTGGCGAAACAATGCAGGTGGCACGGCCGCAGTACTTTACAAATCAAGCACCAGCGGATGGACTGCAGTCACGCTTGGTAAAGAGTTGAGCTTTAACACAGGTACAGCCTTGATTTCGGACGGAAATACGGTCACGGGTGCAACAAGCGGTGCAACGGGCGTTGTAGCCCGTGTTGTGTTGCAGTCAGGTACGTATGGGGCGGGTACTGCTGCAGGCAGATTAATTTTATCTTCCACTACCGGTACTTTTACAAGTAGTGAGAATTTGACGGTTGGTGGCGGCATCAAAGCAAAGGCGGGCGGCGCCGCAACACAGATCACTTTGGCACCGGGCGGGCGGTATGAAACGGTGGTTGCTAATTTTGGCGGTGGTACCGCAAACTACAAAATCTATGGCGCTGACGGTGTTAACCGTGCATTCGAGTTTGATGGAACAACCTTTGTTCCAATCTCAACAGGCATGACCGTTGATACGCCAAACCACATTGTTTTTCACAAACAACATTTGTTTTTGAGTTTTGGCGCTTCTTTGCAGTTTTCTGGTCTGGGTTATCCATATCAGTGGTCTCCTCTGCTAGGAGCAGGGGAGTTGGCAATGAACTCGCAAGTCACAAATCTTTTGACTTTGCCAGGCGATCAAACCAGTGGCGCGCTTGCGGTGTACACCCGCTCGGACACTTCAGTTCTTTACGGAACAAGCGCTGTCAATTTCAGCTTGTCTACTTTCAATACGGGTACAGGCGCTATCGCTTATACCGCTCAAAACATGGATCAAGCCTACGTGCTGGATGACCGAGGGATTGTTAGTCTGGGCACAACGCTGAACTTTGGTAACTTTTTGCCGGCATCGCTCACGATGAATTTACGGCCCTTTATCCAACAAAACCGCG